CTTAAATGAATTAGCTAAACATTACCTAGGTGAAACAAAATCAGAAGCATTACTATACGAAGCCGCAAAAGAATGGGGAGTAGATGCAAAAAGTCAAATGTATTTATTACCGCCCATGCATGTGGGACCTTACGCTGAACAAGACGCCGCCGTTACTTTAAAATTATGGAATCATTTACGCGTAGAAATTACGAAGCAAGAATTAACTAGCATATTTGACCTAGAAACAAGGCTATTTCCGTGCTTATTAGAGATGAAAAAGAAAGGAGTCCGGGTTGACATCAACAAAGCTGAGAGTGTTAAAAGCGAACTTCTTAGAAAAGAAAAGGGAATATTAAATCATATTAAAAAAGATACAGGTTTTGAGATTAGTGTTTGGGAAGCTAGATCAATTGCAAAAGCTTTTGATGCTAAAGGTATTAGTTATCCTAAAACACCGAAGTCTAATGAACCATCTTTTAACAAACATTTTTTATTAACACATCCTTCTCCTCTCGCTAAGATGATTAATGAAGCTAGAGAGATAAATAAAGCGAGAACAACGTTTATAGATACGATCTTAAAACACAATCATAATGGTAGGATTCATGCAGAAATCCATCAAATGCGTGGTGAAACTGGGGGCACAGTTACCGGTCGCTTTAGTTACAGTAGCCCAAATCTCCAACAAGTCCCAGCGCGCAATAAGGTATTGGGGCCATTGATAAGAAGTCTCTTCATTCCCGAAGAAGGGGGAAGATGGGGAACCTTCGATTACTCTCAACAGGAGCCTAGAATTCTCGTTCATTTTGCTAAACTTACCATGGGCGGTCTAAGAGGTGCCGACGAAGTAATACAAGCATACGAAGATACCGACGCCGACTTCCACCAAGTCGTGGCTGACATGGCGGGGATTGATCGTAAGCAGGCGAAAACCATAAATTTAGGTATGATGTATGGCATGGGTAAGGGAAAGCTAAGTAGTGAACTCGGTCTCGATGTTGATGATACGTCTGCATTGTTCGAGGAGTATCACTCTCGCGTTCCGTTTGTCAAACAGTTAATAGATCAAGCGTCAAAAAAAGCAGGCGATGTTGGAACGGTTAGAACTTTATTGGGTCGTGTCTGTCGTTTTGAATTATGGGAACCTAATCAGTTTGGTATTAATAAACCTTTACCTAGAGCTGAAGCAGAAAGAGAATATGGGAAAGACATCAAACGTGCGTTTACTTACAAAGCATTAAACAGATTGATTCAAGGTAGCGCCGCAGATCAAACAAAGAAGGCTATGGTAGATTTATACGAAGCAGGATACCTAGCACATATCCAAGTTCACGATGAACTAGATTTGAGTTTGTCAAGTGAAAAAGATGCAAAAGAAATAAAAAATATTATGGAAAACTGTGTCGAACTTAGGGTAAAATCAAAGGTTGACGTTGAAGTAGGTCCTAATTGGGGCCAAATAAAGGAATTGAATTTGCAAGATGAGTGAGATATAAAGATCGTTATGGGTATTTTTGGTTTTAATCTTCCTTATTCTAATGAAATGATAGAGATGGCAGAGAACCAGATAGGTATGTCCAAAGAAGAGATCAGAAAGATTGATGATCCTGAGGAAAGACAAAAGACCCAAGAGAGATTTAAAGAATTACTCGAAATTTTCTTAGAAGAAAAACTAAGCGGTACCGGGATGCCTACCAAAGGCGCCACGGGCGGTATGGTCGACAAGAAAAAGAAGGGTAACAAGATTATTTCACCTAAGAAAAATAAGAAACCAAAACTAGCTGGACGTCTCGCGAAACGTGGGTACGGTGCGGCAAGAAAATAATAAGGAGCATATTATGGAAAAGATACATGATTTAGAGAAGGCACTCGCGTCTCTGCAAGCAACCTATCAGATAGCGTTGAAAAAGATTGAAGAGTTATGCGAAGATAAGCAAGAAATGAGACAAGAGATATTTAAGTTAAAGGGAATGTACGAAGATATGGATAAAGATATCTGTTAAACAGTGATTATTGACTTTGAAAAAGAAAGAAGAAAGAGACAATATCCCGAAGAAGAAGGCTTTCACGAGTACGTTCAGATTATTATTCCTCTTCGCAAAGACGGAGAGGAACGACGTTACTTCGGCACAGACGTTTCCTTTATTACCAACAGTGATTTCTTTCATGAACAGATGATGGACCATAAAATTAAATTAAAATTTGTTACAAATATGCACAAATACTTTGAGGGTTTCGAAACGGAACTAAAAAATAATACCGGGGTAGACTTGGTAATGAATCACATAGACGGAATAGAGGAAGAATAATGGAATTAACATATCACAAGATACCCGGATGGTTTAATTATACCGATTCCTATGCTCAATTAGCTAGTAATCTGCCTGACGGAGCTAAGATCGTGGAAATCGGATCATTTATGGGTCGCTCTACGCATTTTTTAGCCACCGCCTTTTGGAACGCGAACAAAGAAAACGTCAAGATTTACTGTATTGATACATGGGAGGGAAGCGGAAAAGAGCACGCTCACCTTAATTTAGACAAAATGTATGACACATTTAGAAATAATTTACGGTTTTTTATAGGCCGTGAGATTGTTATCCCTTTGCAGGGGCGTAGTGATAATCAAGAATTCTTAGACCGTTTTGAAGATGGTTCTATCGATGCTATATCTATCGATGGATCTCACACTTATGACGATGTATGTGATGATATTGATAACTGGTGGCCGAAGTTAAAACCTGACGGTGTGATGATTGGGGATGATTATTACTTAGAAAGCGTTCAGCAAGCGGTCGCTGATACCTTCAGAAAAATGAATATTGACAATAGAATCTACGTTAATTCTGCCTCAGAGCGCACGTGGTATGTAGCTAAAGACGGTAACGCCGAGGGTTACTTTAAAGGAATTCCTAAGTAAAACTTTTAGTTGTACAAAAACCATCCATGTAAATAGCGGGATTGAAGCTGCGTAGCTTAAATTGTTGAACAAAATAAGAACATTCGGAGACTGATTCAAACTGCTCTTCCATGGGGACAGTAATGCATGATTTGCTTAGTTCTAAAAAAGGATCCTGTATACACACGATCATTATCAATAATACTTTCATATTATTTTTATATATTATCTATTGCCAAAATACTAACAATTATATAAGATTATCCCATGAATACAGCAAAATATAAGTCGGTCGCAGTCCGAATAGAAAGTTATAATAAAGCTGCTCCTATGGCAAAAGAACGTTACATGTCCATGGGATCTTTTATTCGTTATTTAATAGATAACGAACATGATAAATTAAACGGCGATACGCCCAAACCGAACGGAGCCCACCATGAATCCAGAGTTGAAGAAAGCCATCAGTGATTTAATCACCTATGCCCGATATGATATCGGGGAAAATTTAGAAGACTCGATTAAAGTCATTGAAAGATGGTTTTTAATGAAAAAAATTAAAATAACTGATAGAGATCCAAAGTTTTTTGAAGTAGAGAAAGAGTTTTAAAAGTTTGGATAGCTCACTCCTTACTTACTATCCCTTCTATGTTAAGCGGCATCGTTGTTTAGAGCTATCCCAAGCCCAGTATTGTTTTCTCCGCAGTTAAGGTACAGGGGCGAGTAAATATGATGAGTGGCGATGCCGTTTTTAAATCCTAAACAGAAGTTTGGGAGAAAGGTAGAAAGAATGATAGCACAATACTTAGAAGACCTAGACGAGAACTATGTCGTCTTTTCAAACATCACGGAACTTGGACCAATTGATCTTGTGGTTGTAAACATGGAAACAGGAAAATCGGTCTTTGTTGATTGTAAAGGAACCAAGAGTAGCGAAGATCGTACTCACCTTCCCCCTAAAATTAGCGATCGTGAGAAATGGAAACATCTTGATCGTTGGTTTGTGATGATGAATGAGAGAGATGAGATTCACATTCGTAGTAAGAAGTATCTAAAACACGATAATATTGTGAAAGAATTTAAAAACGCTTTGAAATAATCTGTAACACTAAGTTAATTTTCTTGTGTTTTGATTAAGTAATTGAGGTACCACTGCGCTTTTTTTAAGTCTTCGATACCGTTTTTCTTTCGCCACCGTGTGATGTATTTGACTACGTTGCCCTCGAAGTAATCTAATTTATATTCACGAATAAAGTCGGATACCTCTATGGTCCCGCGGTAGTAGTTAGGATTTATCTTATCCTTCATCCCCCGCCTTCCCAAAGTTTATGCTCCTCTGAAAATTCTTCAGGCTCGCGATTTTCTTTTCTGGACTCAAGCCATACTTGTTCATTGCGCCAGACGTAACGATAAGTCTCGCCGTATTTTTTGACGAATTCTGCTTCGTCCATGTTTTGAGCGTCCTCATCCATCTCCATTAACCACGCTTTTACTTTACCCATTATGCCTCCTTTTGTTGAAAATGATAACTTCTTGGTTTTGTTCCTTTCGATAGAAAATGTTGATAAGCGTCGCCGATACCTTTTCTGATTGCTTTGATCGATTGATCATAAGCCAGTCTTTTTTCTTCGGTATCCCTCAGCCCGTCGTCTTTATATTGATGTAAAAACATACTTAGATATTGTAACGTTTTGTAATTTAACTTTATTTCGTATTGTTTACCCCTTCTTCCAAGAGGATTGTAAACTTTATTCATCCTTTATCCTTTCATTATGGGATCGTAGCACACCTGTTTTCCTAAATCAACAATGGAACGGGGACCATGGGTCAAATTAGGGGGGTACAAACATACTGGGGGGTATCGAAATACCCCCTCAGCGGCTCTTAAAACGACTTTATTCAGAAGCATTATGAGTATTTAAAATGATTCTGATCAATTGAACTGCTTTAGCTAGTTTATCGATCTGATCGTACGAACCTTTGTCGATACAATCTTCATTGAGCCATTCTTTGACTTCAATGATATATTTTTGCGCATGGTCTAATTTTTCCATCGCATGGGAATATCTAATCTCCATCCTTTCCCTCCCATAATATGTCAACGCTATCGACACAAGCATTGACTACCATTTTACGCGACGTGAAATCTTTATCGTACGCATAAAGTTGAACGTAAAAAACTTCGGGTAAATCTTTATCGCGGGATTTACCGACGACTAATTTATAATATTTGCCGTCTTGTTTATATCCGATGTCCATACTATATCCTTTCTAATATTATATTATCCCATTTTTATGAGATAAAGTCAACGGTTAAAAAATTTTTTCTGTGGATAACTTGTAAAAAGATGGGATAACTTTTTTTATTTTTTTCTTGACATTGTCCTAATAATGTGGGATACTAATAATTATATCGGTGGCTGGTCCGTTGGAAAATGATATACGGAAACCAAGATGTAGCCACGAGGACGCAAAGCCTCTAGGAACCAGACTTTGGACGCCGATATAAAAATAATTACATATTCGGCGGGCCTGCCGTCGTGAGGGACACGAAACGGTGTAGTACGTAGCACTTGTGTAAAAAGGCTGCTGTTTTACTAGGTATTGGACAGCTCAAGGTTACCCGTGAGGCGCAATAATTTTGTAATTATCTTGTTCAGGTCCTCAATAGCTTGTGAGATACCTTCCGTTGAGGACTTGATCAAGTTACGCGGATCATGGCACATGGAACTTTTAAAAAGTTTTTTTGAAATTAAAAACGAAATTTTTTTCAAAAATGACGTAACCCACGTAACTTTTACAATAAGTCATTGAAAACACTATGTTTTTATGGTTACTTTTTGCCTTTTTTTGACGTAACCTTGACGTAACCGACGTAACCTTTCTCCCACACAATCCCATCACTATCTGAGGTTTCTCTCACGAATTAGAAAAATTAAATATATATATACTTTTTAAAATATATATAGAGATTTTGAAAAGCAGAAAAATAGTATATAAAACTAAATATGCCTAGAAATAGATCAGGTCTATCAAATAGACAACAAGCCTTTGTAGAAATCTTTTGCAAAGCAAACGGTCGATTGACTCCCACAGAATGTGCTCGAGAAGCAGGATACTCTGGTAAATCTGCCACGACGGCAGCATGCAATTTAAGGAACCCAAGATATTATCCTAAAGTTGTAGAAGCTATTGAACTGAAACAGAGAGAATATGCGGAAGCATCTAAGCTTGATGTGACAAAGCATATGAGAGAGATGGCACGACTGAGAGATATGGCGGTCGAGAATGGTCAGTTCGCGGCGGCGATAAATGCTGAGTATCGTAGGGGACAAGCCGTCGGATTATACGTTGATCGTAAAGAAGTAGTGACGGGAAGTTTAGATAAGATGAGCAGACCTGAACTCGAAGCTAAATTGAAAGAGCTTCGAGAAGGACTGATTGTTAATGGTGAATATGAAGTTATAGAAGATAATACAACAACAGTAGAAATAGAGTCAGAGCGATAAAACCTAAAAATTTAAATAGAAATAAAAACATCATAATATAATCCTTTCTTGACATCTGATATTATCTCATTATAATGGGATGTCAAGTAATAAGCGGAGGTCATCATGACATCAAAAGTAACTGTACAAGAAGTTGGTAGGTTTGAGAAACTTAAATTCAAAACTTATTTGGAAATAAAAAAATTCAATTCAAAACTTCTTGAGAAATTAGAAGAGCGAGGGATGGATAAATATTCTTTCCCTTTTGTAATAGTTGAGAGGTATAAATGAGAGCAAGAGAAGAAGTATACACAACAACAGACTACTCTAAGTTTAACCTAATCAGAGGTAATAGACCAATAAGAGAAGAGAGGGTAACCAGTCTAGCTAAAGATATTGATGCGATTGGACTAACTACCCCTGTGCTAATTTATTTCGATAAGAAAAAGCGTGAGTGGTATATAATGGATGGGCAACATAGAACTGAAGTTTGTAAAAAACTAAACATCCCAATTCGTTATATGATTCATAACAAAGAGTATGATAATCATCGTGACTTATTAGAAGCGATCAGGATCATAAATAAGAACCAAAAGAATTGGGTTCCTACTGATGTTGGAAATTCATATTCAGCCACAGAATATGATGACAATTATGAGAGATATATGCAGTTAGTAAACATGGGTGTATCTCATTCATTTGTATTGAAAGCTTGTGAAGAGTTTTCAAAAGACGGTGAGTGCGTTGTTAATAGCAGAGCATTCAATAATGGTGAACTTCTAATTAGTGATGAAGTATTTGAGAAAGTTAAAATTCAAATATCAATGTTAGCAAATTCTAAGATTGATGAAAAGATTTGGAACCGTCAATACTTTATACGTGCATTGATGAAGTTAAGAAGAATGGAAAACTTTGACGTTTATAAATTCGTCTCAAACTTCGAGAAGTATCCATACGAGTGGAAGAACTGTTATCAGGTTGATGATAACATTAGAAGCATTTTGCATGTTCATAATTACAAGAACAGAAAAAAAGCTAAATATTATTTCGAATAGAAGGGAGAAATCATGGGAAGAAACATGGCAAGAGATGTCATCGAGAATAGTTATTCTATTGATGATTTACACACGGCATTACATTTTCACTTAAATACAAATATGTATCCGCCATTGCCTCAGAAAATACAAGACAAGATAACAAAATTGTTTCATAAATTTTGGACGTCAGGTTTTTCAGAGGAGCGATTCATTAAAGTATGGGAACGAATAATAGGTGATAGGAGTGCAATACATAAATATTCATTTGATGAATTTTTAGTAACTGAAAGACTGTAAGGAGGTAATCATATGTCAAAAGTAAGTTCATATTATCAAAGCGCAAAAGAAGACATGGAGTATGATTTAGAACGTGTAGAAAACTTTCTAAAGAAGTGCAATGAATTCGGTAATCATAAAAGCATATCAGCTAATGATCTGAATCATCACGACGTTCAATTATTATGTTTTCAATTTTCAAGCGAGATAATTGACATCGTAAAACAAAAGCGCAATCAATTGATTGAAGAGATCAAGTCTTTAACAAGAGACTAGGTGCGACAGAAATAACTATTTACATTATCCCTTTATTATGGGATAATGTTTTTATTCGTGATACTGAGTAGCTATCGGTATCGGCTGACTGAACAACTCTAAAACAGAGGGGTAAAGTACACTCGAGAGGAAGTATGGACAAATGTCTGAGGTAATCGAGGGTGGTTGTAAGTAGGCATGATCAGAGGTTTATCTGTAGCCGAAAGCTTGTGGGTGATACAACTAATCCCACGCCTTCAGCGAATTTCTAGAAAGGTATATCATGACAGAAAAATCTGAAGACTTATTTGGGGAACCAAATCCATTAGAATATTACGTTGACTTCTCATCCATAACTATTGATGAGGATACTTATAAAAAGCTAACGAACGATCCGCAGTTTGCTAGTCAATGGATTATAGATAATGCGGAAATAGATGGTATTGTGAGGGCATAATTATGAGTAATTGTTATGATATAGAAATTAAAATGGATTATTTTTATGAAAATGATTCATATGAAG